AGTATATGTTCCCGTATACCAAACGCCATGTGATGCAATTGACCCTAAATTTGAACTAGAACTATTAGTCCAAGACATTGCCGAAGATGTGCCATTGTTTGTGCTGGCTGCTGCATTTATCCTTGCAGTAAGGCCGTTGCTTGTAATTCCCACCAGCAAGTTACCGCTGGAGTCGATACGCATACGTTCAGAGCCAGCGGTAGCAAAAGCAATAGGTGCAGAAAGACCATTTGCCAAATAAAGACCATTAGCCCCGCCAAAGTTTGTTGTATTTGTGCTGCTATTTAATCCAAGTTGTGCGGTTGCGCCGTTGCTATCATTGCCAATTTGAAGATAAGAAACAGCAGATGATCCAGAATTGGTATTGTAAATGCGTTGTCCCAAATAAGTGTTGGCGCTTCCTTGGACTTCCAACTTATAAGACGGCGAACTTGTACCAATACCTACGTTACCGCTGGAGTCGATACGCATACGTTCCGCGTAACTTGTTCCGCGAAAAATAAAATTAGAAGTACTGTTTTTAGCATCTAAATAAAAATTGTTGTCCGATGCAAAATTTATACCTCCTCCATGCGTTCCATCGTTTGCATTTGATGAATCAGGGAGAAAAATTCCATAGTTATTTGGAAAAGATGCCCCGCCTCCAGAGAGAGTTAATTTATACCCTGGCGAACTTGTACCAATACCTACGTTTTGACTAGAGTCAACATAAACAGCAGTTGTCCCGCCTGTTTGCAAAGCCAACGTATTGGTGTTGTCTGCTGTTTCAATAATACCTGTTGCGTTTGAATTGATTGTTGACATTTCTAGTCCTTTTTATCTAAAGAATCCACCACTTAAAATCCAACCAGCGTCCTTAGACTTGCCGACAAGCAGCGAATCAGGGTAGCGAGAGACTTGCGGTGGTTTCATGTTTGTGCGTTTTACCGTAGCTTTAGCCTGCGATGCAAACGCATTAATCATTTGAATTTGAGTAGCACTTGCTTTGCCGTACATAGGCATCAGGCGTTCAGCCAAACACCAGCGCAGGGCGTTTGTATAGCCTTGTGGCAATGCTAAGTTGTCAAAGTAAGTGTTGTATCGAGCAAAGATTTGGTTGGCAAAGATGTGCATCTCACCCTGAGAAGGGTTAGGCCACACATAAATATTGCCAAGAATCTCTGTTGGCTGGTAGTAAACAGCTTTAGGCCAAGGGCCATTCAACGTCTTGAGGCCAATCATCTCGTAATCTTCAAGATTCAAGATTGCAACAGGGTAATCTAGACCGCCATTGACAATTGGCACACCATTAGAATTAGTGTTAATACGTACAAAAGACGAATCAATTGCCAATGGTCGCTCGTAATACCCCGTAATGGTGGTGGATGCAACGGTCTGGCTGACGTTCAATTGGTATGTGCCAACTTCATTCACGTTGTTGCCTGCGCCTGTCAGAAAGCCAACAATGCGAGTTCCTGCCGTGATGCCTGAGCCACTAAGATACTGATTCAGGTTAATAGCACCAGAGTTGATGCCTGTGACGGTCAAGACGTTGCCAGTGATAGACCCTGTAAAGCTGGCGTTGATGTTACCAGTAGGGCCGATGGTGTATTGCGTTTGACCAGGCACAATCGGAAATACGATCTCGGTTTTGTAGAAAACCATCATATCTTCGTTTGACCATTGGTCAATCATATCGTTGAGCATATCAAAAGCATCTGCGGCTGCTTCTGGAGTAGGAGATTCCCCCGCCTCCAAAGCGCCGATGTCTTTTAATGCTCTGCTGATGATGTCAAATGGTACAGCCATGATTTAACCCAAATTTGGTGTGAAAACTTGGGCAACCCAAGGCGGCAACACGGTTTTTTGTTCCATGTTGGCAAGCTGTTGCGCTAGGCGTGATTCTATGATATTTTCGCCGTGTTGGGTAGCATCTTCTTTAACCCAAGCAATCACATCTTTCTCGGTGACTTCGGCGTAAGGCTTGGTCAAAACAGGATCTCCAAATCGCCAATAACCTTCAGTGTCCACAGAATAGTCACCGTCAACAGCTTTTACATGATATTTGGCTTCTGTAATCAAGCCATCTGCGGCTTTGACTTCCAGAATTTTCCAGTTAAATTCCATATTTACTCCAATCAAAGACCAAAAGCCGCTAATTTTCCTGCCATTTTTTCAATCATTTTTTGTTGCTCTTGAATAGCTTTAACAAGCACAGGGACAAGGTTTGCATAAGCAATTCCCAAATATTCACCAGAATCATCTACCACCTCGGGGATGATCTTTTGAACTTCTTGAGCAATAAAACCGATTTCATTGTTGTCGTTGTCTAATCTGTTGTATGTCACAGGGTTTAACAACATGACTTTATCAAGCGTTTTATCAATAGAAACAATGTTTCTTTTAAGTCTTTTATCGGAACTGATAACCGTACCGACAGAAGTCAAAACGCCTGTACTTGGATTAAATTTGAGTTTGGTTGATGATGTGTATTCAGGCAAATTACCTGTTGTATTTGTTTTCCAAACAGGATAAACAGTCGCATTAGTTGATGTGTCATCAGTGGTTGCGGTATTTGTGGCGTTTGTTGCTGTGGTCGCTGTGGTTGCAGTTCCAGCGTTACCGTCAATACTTGTTCCTGTTAAGGTCTGGCTGGCGCTTGCTCGGTTAAGAGCAATCGCTGTCGTTCCAATGTAGACCGTAGAGTTACCAAGGACAGCGCTTGGAATTGTGCCTGTCAAGTTACCAGCAGTCAGACTAGTCAAAGAAGCGCCAGAGCCGCTAAACCCTGTGGCTGTCAATACGCCAGTAGAAGGGTTGTATTGGTACTTGGTGGAGCTTGTGTACTCAGTTTGTAAATTGCCGCTTGTAGCGGATGCAAACAGTGGATAACGAGTTGCATTTGTGGTGGTGTCGTCAGTAACTGTTGCATAAGCTGTGGGCGTTGACCATGTTGGAGCGCCAGAACCATTTGAGGTTAAGACTTGTCCAGTAGAGCCAGCAGCAGTAAATGCGTAAGCAGTACCAGTGCCATAGGGAACAGCACCAGCAGTAGGAGTAGCCGTTCCATTTGTACCGCCTCCATTAATGCCAACCACGCCCCATGCTGGCGCAGCGGTTGAACCGCCTGTCACCAAGGCTTGACCAGAAGTGCCGTAACCTGTTGTTCCACTTAATGCAGGAGTTGTTCCAAGGTTTGTTGAAAAACCAAGAGCACCTGAACTGTTGATTACATGAGCATATTGGCCTGTTGAACCCCAAGCAAAATAGCTTTTATATCCGTTGCCAGACCCAAAAGTAATGTCTCCATCGTGACCAGAAAAATAAATCCCGTTGTTGATGGAGTAAAAGTCAGAAGGTGTACCAGATGAGTAAACCGATGAGTTCATGCCAAACTCACCGTAATACGATGAATCTGTACCTATGTCGTTAGAGATAACGTAATTGGTTGAAGCAAAAGCAGATGTACTCTTGTTTTGAATAACAAGCTGGTTATATGAGTTGGCGGTTGTGCTACCAAAAGAAGCAATAGAGTTGGAAGCATTGAACGACAAAACTGGCGTTGTACTGGTAACAGAATTAGCCGACAAAGTAGTGAAGTCGCCAGATGAACGAGTGGTCGCACCGATAGACGCGCCGTTAATTGTTCCACCTGTAATCGCCACAGAGTTGGCATTTTGGGTTGACATTGTTCCCAAGCCAGTGATTGCTGTATTAGGAATGGTCGAGGAAGCCGTAAAAGCGCCTGTACCGTTACCAAATACATATCCTGATAGGGTAGCCGCACCTGTGCCCCCAGAGGCCACAGGGATAGGGCTAGAAAGCCCTGAAATCGTCCCGCCAGTTATAGCCACAGAATTGGCGTTCTGTGTGCTCATTGTCCCCAAACCAGTAATGTCCGTATTTGGGATTGAAGTCACCGCTGTCAAAGCGCTCGTGCCAGTCCCTTTCACATATCCAGTTAGGGATGTTGCGCCTGTGCCGCCGTAGGGAACTCCGATTGTTGAAGCGTTCCATGTACCTGCCGTAAGTGTTCCAACGCCTGTGATTCCTGTGTAAGAGCCTGAAATCAATGAACTAGCGATAGTTCCTGATGTGATTTGCGAGGCAGCAATGGCAATTGAGGTAGGTGTTGCGCTTGTTACTTGACCTTGAGCATTGATCGCCAAAACAGGGACGCTAGACGCTGAACCATAGGTCGAAGCGGTCACGCCTGTGTTTGTGATGCTAAAAGTGTTTGACGCAAGGGTTAGCCCTGTGCCAGCAAAGTAAGTCGCAGAGCCTGAGAATTGAACAAACGTGATAGCTGTTGTGCCAATCGTGCCAGATTGTGCTGATGTGGAAACCCATCCAGTATTTGCGTTAGCCGACCCAAATACAGCAACCGTGTAAGCACCAGGCACTTCTGCCCAAACATCCATGTCTGTGGCACGAGTCCAAGCGCCCGATGCCGCAACATAAATGCCGTTTTGCGAGGCGGTAGTTTGATTTTTTACCAATACTCGGTCGCCAGCTTGCACCGAATAAGTGTCAATGGTCTGCAATCCCGACAGCGTAATGTTCACAGTCGTAGCGCATTTAACAGCTTGTTTAGGGTTTAAGCCTTGGGCAATAGCGTCAACGTAGGCTTTATTGACAATATCTGTATTACCGCTTGGAGATGTGGTAATTTGCCCTGTTGTTGTCTGAATATTGGTAAAAACCCCAGTAGACGGGGTAGTAGCGCCGATTGTCGTGCTGTCAATCGTGCTGTTGGTAATCTGCAAGCCCGATTGTTGCGGGTTAACAGTAGCGTAAAAGGGCTGACCCTGCCCGATAAACGTATTGAATGAGTTATCAAGATTGAATAACGCCTGTACAGGCAAGATATTCTGGTCGTTTACTTTTGCGGGGTCAGCCATTTAAGCCTCTTATGATTGATCTGCCACAGGAGTGACGTACAGCAAACCAGCAGTAGCCGAATTACTGAGCGCAGTCATGTAAAAGGGCGCTTGCGGGGTTGCCAAGATCAAAGGTGAAGTCATGCCAGCAGGCAATACGTAGTCTCCATTCGTTCCGTCTGAGGGGAACGTAGGAGCACCAACGCTTGAAGTTGTACCAAACTTCACCGCAATAGGAGCAGTGCCCGTATTGAGGAATGAAGCAAAGTTCACTTGGTCGTTAGTGTAGTTACCAACGATCTGAACAGCAGAGTGTGCAGTGTTGGTCACAGATAACGCAACGGTTTGACCCGAATTGCGTTGTACGGTTGAGCCAGCCATGATTAAACCGCAGTAGCAGGCGCAGGGCCTTCCAGACGGGTAATCTGGATGACGTATTGACCACTAGCAGGCACAACAGAAGCGCTTGATGTCAAGTTGCCAAACTGGATTTGCAAAGTGTTAGCAGCAGTGCAATCGGCTTCAGCAATGATAACGCCAGCGGTTTGAGTACCAATCACACCTTGGACAACAATAAAATCAGTTGTCAACAAGCCAGGCACTGTGTAAGTCACAGCGGTGGTAGTGTTGGCAGCCAAAGTATTGGATGCGTTGTTAAGAGTGGGAGTGATGTAGAAAGTCTCATGGGCATTGCCACGAGTTACGGTCGTAGATGACATTTTGCGTCCTTTCAGAAAGACAAAGTGATTATACAAAAAACGCCCAATGAAGGGCGTTTCCTGATTGGTTTTTTTGCTATTTAAGCAGCAATCAAACCAAGAGCTTTCAATGCGGTAACAATGTCACCGATTGTGTAAGCTGTTGAGCCAGACGCACCTGGGAAGGTGGTGTTGGTGTACACAGCAGTAGTAGAACCAGCAGCAGTAGTGGTGGTGTTACCAGCGGAAGTGGGTTGAACCACAGCGGTAACGCCATAGAAAGACACTTTGCCACCGTTAGGGGCGATAGCCGTTCCGTCTGTGCTGTCACCATCAATCAGATAGTGAGGGCTGGTTGTAACGGCAGGGCCGTTGTTGGTGTAGGTGGTGGGGGTCAAAGCCATGATTATTTACTCCTTAATGAAGATTAGGCTGCAACACGGCAAGCGAGTTCGGGGTACAGAGGTGCCCATCCGTATAACACATCCAAACGAGTAGGAATACTATCGTTATTAATTGTATACTGACGTACTACACGCATGGACAAACCGATTTCTTTATCACTAGCACGACCAGCAAAATGTACACCTTCGGGTAACTCGAGGTCTGCAACTGCTAATGTAAAAGCATTACGGTGCATGATGATGTTCTGTGGAGAAACGACACCAGTTTGGTTAAAAGGAGTCACAGCAGAAGCGCCAGCCGATGTGATGCTCACGTTCTGGAATTGACCAGCGGAGATCACAGCAGGAGACACGGTCACGCTGTTACCAGAGATAGCTTTCACCACGAAGTTACGCAGTTTGTTGCTACCGTAGGCTTGACGGTTTTGGGGGTTGACTGCATAGACGTTAGCGATAGTGAATGTGTCGCCAACGTTAGGAGTGAACGTACCCGATTTAGTCAAGGTCAACACCGAGCTAGAAGCCCAACCAGAGGTCAAGATACCAGTGTCGGTAGAAGTGTTAATGGTTGCAGTGCCGTTGTAGTTGCCAAAAGTTTGGCTAACAACGTTTTGATCCATTTTCCAGTTCATACCACCAGAGTCACGACCCATCAGACCTTTACGGTACTGTTCGCCGATAGCTTCTTGGGGCACAAACAAACCTTTTAAGCTGTCCACAATGGTGGCAGATGTGAAAGGCTCAACGGTGCAAGAACGGCGACCATCACGAGGAGCACCTTCGCTGTCAAGGTAAGCGCCAGCAGTCAGATAAGTAATCAGACCAGTAGGAGGCGTACCAGCAGTACCAACGATGTTGGCGGTGTTCAACGCAGCCATAGACAAACCGTCACGGTCAATCTTGTTGGCGATAGCAGCCACAGCGGGTTTCAACACGCGGTCACTGAACATATCCAAGGACAAAGCCAAGTCTTGTGTAGTGAACTGTGTGTCAACGTGGAATTGTGTGCTCAAGGTAACGGGCACGCTTGTTTCGTTGAAATCTTCAACGTTCAAAGCAGGGCCAGTAGTACCAATGAAACGACCAGGGCGGCGGACGTTCACGGTGTTACCAATTTTGCCGCCAACGACAGCAAATTGGTCATCATAGTTACGGTCGACTTCCGAGGTGAAAGTCAATTCGTTCTCCAAGACCATCAACGCTTCGTTGGTGATCTTGGAAATGGTTAGGAGTTGGTTACTCATTTCATTTCCTTTGAATTAAATATGAACAAAAAAGGGTCTGTCAACGAATTCGACCTTGTTTTCGTGCTGCTTTCCACTGTGAGTAAGTTCCGTGAAATTGACCGTTTGAGTCAATAGCCACATC